AAGTTGTACCTGTTGTCCAGTTTCTTCTTGGTATTGCTCTTGATACATCTGTTGATGCTATAATTTTTGCACCTAACATATCGTCCCAATTATAGAACTCTGAACTTACATCATCATTCGGCGTCGGCGGTGAAGCGTCTGTTCCTTCTGCGATTGTATTTCCTTGAACATCAGCATCTGATGCCCAGGCGTGTGCTCTTCCTATAAACAAATAATAAGTTTCAGCAGATGTTTCCGAGAAGGATTCAACGAACTGTTCCGCATTATTTATTCTGAATTTATTTGTGATTATGGCTGCCATTAGTTTTCCCTATACTTTATATCTATTTATAATGATTTACTAAGCGCTTTTCGTTACTTCAGTAGGAAAAGCGAAGTTGATTCTGTGGTTCTGACTTGATTTGGTTCCGTTGATGTCTGACAATCTCATTGTTTCGCCATCTACATTACTATTTAGTGTGCCTGTAAAGCGTAATGTGTTCCAATCCGCTATGGTTGTAGACCAAGAATCTGATTGTGGGTGTTGTAAAACACCAGATTCGTTTTCTAATATTATCTCTCCATCGCCAGCACCGCCCTCTAAAGTGATTGCATTATTCGCCGAGAAGGTTGTAAATGCACGGTCACTTAAATTCTTAACTCTCGGTCCGCCGTATGCGAAACCGTTTCTTACTTCTACATCACGAACTGTATAGCCTTCGTTTCTAAAATTAACGACCAGATTTCCAGTTTCATTTTCTAACTCTATCTGGTCAGCACTTGTTGCGCTTTCATAGATAAGATTATCTTGTATGATAACTGGTCTTAAATCATAGAAACTATTTCTGTTTCTTTGTTCTAGTTGAAGTGTTGTTTCTGGTGTCAAGTTTACATCTACTTGACGAGCCGCATAATGTGAACTTGTAAACGGAGTACTTACATCAGGTGAATATCCTGCATTTGCATTTGCTCGTGAGCGTTTAGTTAGTCCGTCTAGTTGAGTTCCACTACTGAATGAACTACTGTGAGCAACTCCTGTTCTTCTGCCAAATACTGTAGTGAATAGAGTATTCAATCTCATGTAAATTGGACTGTCTGAAGTTCCTGTAAACAATCCAGAAGCCAATGTAGCGCCAACAGGTTGTCTTACTTGGGCACTTAATGATGTTGCAATATTTACTTCACCAGTTACATAGAATCCACTTGGGTGAACTGCTCTTTTAAGTGAATCTCTCCACTTATTAATACTTTCAGAAACTTTAATTACATAAGAATAGTCTTGATAATATAAACTGTCTTGTATCTTCTTAGAGCCTTCAGAAATATGACCATCTTGATTAATATATTTACCAGCAGTCGTAATATTTGTTGCAATTGTTCCTGTTCCTGTAAGTGGGTCTGATTTTGCCACAACAGCAGTTTCTTCACTAGAGAAAGTTACGGTTTCATTAGCTAATAATGAACTTGTTGTTGCTGTGTATTTTAAAAGAGGTGCTGTGAAACCAATAACTGTTCCTGTTGCACCACTTACATTAGATGTAAATGTTTCGTCAGCAGATATTGTTCCTGAAACTGTTTTAAGAACCGCATAATGTGGGAACGCAAATGAAGGTGATGATGTATAATTAATTCCGTGTTCAATAATGTTCAATGATGTTGCACGACCAATCTCATCACCAAATGGTATGACTGTTGCACTTGCACCATCAAATGCAATGTTCGATAATACTCGACCGCCATCTTCAAAAAGAATATTACTATGACCATCAGTTGCTGTATCTGTAGCATCTTCGAGGGCGATAAATCTATTACCAGAAATTGTTGCAGTCGGTAAGGTTGTATAACCAGAACCACTTGCAATCATTCGTATATCGGTTATATCTCCAGAACCTGTTGAGTTCTCCTGAACTATTGCACTACCAACAAATCCGTCAGCGTCTGTTGTTTTTGATTCTAATCCGATACGGTCATCTGCTTCTAAATTGATTGGACGATTTGGTTCGGATGTTTGGTTTAACATATAAGCACGAGCACCATCTTCGCCACCCAATTCTGTCAACATATGACCAGTTTCGTTTTCTAATTCAATTTTAACTTCGGTATCGAACTCTAATGAAGTTGAGTCTAAGAACTTACCTTCCGTTCCGTCGCCATATGTTTCTAAAAGTAAATCACCAGAGCCACCACCCGTAATTGTGCCAGTTTCTAATTCTATATGAATGTCAACAGTTCCCGATTCAGGAACAAATCCACCATTGACAATTGAAACTTTCGCTTCGGCAGTTCCTGAACTAAATGTGAGTGTATCGCCTTCTTCGTATCCTGTTCCAGCAGCATCAACAATAACTTCAGATACTCCTGCACCTTGAATGTCAAGAACTTGTACTCTTCCGCCTGCTCCAGCGCCACCCGTTAGAGTTGCCTCATCACCAACAGTTAGTGTGCTTCCATCATTTGTAATTGTAGTATCACCAAGTGCCGAGCTTGTAGTCATTGAAACAGTTACTTCTTCATTTTCAAAACTTATACCCGTAATGGTCTGCCCAGTTACAAAAGTTCCTACTGTTGTTTCTGGATTAATTTCTACTTCAATAATCTCAACACTACCTTCTCTAAACTTAGTAACATTTTCTACAATCGCAGTCGCTAAGTTTACATCATCATCAGCAGGGTCGTTTGCTTGTGTGATTGTTTGTCCAACCAATTCAATCGTATCATTTAGTGCTTGAGCTGTTGTTTGTGTACAACGAATAAAGTTTTGAGTTGACCAGTTTCCACCAGACAATCGCAACATATCTTCTGTAGGTTTGTAAACTTCAGATGCTTCATTAAACAACATCTTAAAGAATGCCTTGTGAGCCTTATCTGTTCCTTTTGCACGATATAAAGATTTAATATTCTTAACAAGTTTTCTAGTATCTACACTCTCGTGTGTGTCTGTAGGAATTGTGTTGAGAAACTCCTCTTTCATCTGAGTTAAGAAATCACTTATCGTGTGGTCTGGGTCAGTATAGTTTAGAAGTTGTTGAAGATTTTCTACAGGGTTTGCACGATACTTGCCAACTTTTGCAGTTGCGCCAGATGTAGAACCTGTAATTGTTTCTCCTGTAATCCAAGCATTGTTTGCTGAGATGAATAGTCTATCGTTAGCAAGTGTATCTTCTGCAAGAACTGTTGAAGTGGCACCAGATGTAGAACCTGTGATAGTTTCGTTTTTCTGAAAAGAGCCGCCGAATGTGTTTTGTTCATCAACGAGTTTATTACCAGCATCTAAACCATTCTTATTTGTTTGGTCTAGCAACACATAACTGTCGGTTGCGCCAGCAGTTTCTAATAATATTTGGTCTATGTCTGTAATCGTATCTAAGTTTAACTCAGCAGATTCCATGAAAAGAAAATAAGACGATAGAAACTCTGTAAACTTAGGGTGGTCCTCTAAGACATACTGAGGCACTTGTTGTTTAACAAGACTCGATATTTTTCTCTTATTAGTTTTGTATTTTATTGCCATTACTTACTACGAATAGCTAGATGATGTCGTATAAGTTGTTCCTGCCTGTGAACTACCGCTTACAATACCATCAACTTCACCAGTGATTGATGAATTAGTTGTATCAATAGATAGAACTTGATTTCTTACTGGAACAACATCATTAGAACTTGGTGTTGCAAATACCCTCACTTGAGTGCTTGTTGCACCATCTACATTTGAGATACTTGTCAACTTAGCAGATGTAAGAATTACTTCACCCGTTGTATAATTAACAGTACCATAAGTTGAGTCTGTATAAACTCTTGTTGTTCCGTTTAGATAATATACTCGAAGAACGCCAGCGCCGTCATCATCTAAGAAGTGTTCGTTAGTTGTGTCGCCGTCAATTTTAAATCCTGTTGAAGAAATAATGCCACCAGCTGTTGAGTTATGTCCAGAGTGTGGATTATATAATGCATTGTTAAAACTAAGTGTATACTTTAATGCAGAATCAAGTGTTGGTGTAAAATACTTGTACATCTTCACAGTTGTAATATTACTTAGAATAGATGTATCGGCGTCATTAACTGCCTCTATTAATTTTGAGTATCTAAACATGCCAGCAAAGTCCTCTAGTGTGTCGTTATTATAACTTGCAACTTTTGTTAATACATTTGTTTGAAGTGTTGTTACATCTTTTGTTGTTTTGCCCGAATCATACTTGAAATTAATAACAAGTGTGATGTAAGTTGTTTCAGGGTCGATAATCACAGGAGTTACTGAAGCAACAGCATATGATTTAAGACTTTGTACAAGACTTTCTTTTGTTGCGACTGTTAGATTAGAACCAGATTTTGCCTTGATAGAAATATAGACTTTACCATAATCAGGAGTTTCTGCATCTTCACCACCATAGACTTGAACTGCCTGTGCATTTGCATACAGACTCTTAACAAGTGTTTTGTAATCTTCAGCAGTAACGGCTCTGTCTTGTGCAGAATAATCTCTTGGTGCATTATACTTAATCGAAGAAATTGATTCAAGTCCAGTTCCGCCAGCTGCATTACTGATTGTTGTAATCGTTGCACTTGAGAATCCACCAATTGTTCCTGATAGAGTAAATGTTGTAGCGCCATTCGGCGCATCTCTATTTGTGTTGATGTAATCTAATATGACAATATTACCATCTGCAACTGCTTTGCCTAAAACACCATCACCAAAGTAAACTTCAAAACGACCACCTTCTACTTCTTGTAAAAAGTAAACTTTAGATGTTGAGTCTAGTCCTGTAATACCACTTGCAAGTGCATATGTGTTTGTCGTTGCATCAGATGATGATTCTTGAATCTTAACAGTTAGTGTCGTTGTGTCAACACTATCGTTTGGTATAATGAATCGTTGGTCAATATCAGATGTGTTTGCTGTATATTTGTAATTTAAATAAGAACCTTCGTGAATCTTTAAGTTACTGAATTTGTAAACGCCGTCTGTTGGTGTAATACTCACATCAGCGTTGTTCACAAAACTATATGATTGCCCATCAACTGTTGTTGAGAATTTAGTTCCTCTTGACATTGTAAGAGAA